GTCCTGTTCGTCCTGTTCGTGCGTAGTGAACCTGAGTCCCATAACCGATGTCAAGTACGACGATGTACACGATGTACACGATGTACACGATGTACACGATGTACACGATGTACGAAGATCTTAGTACGAAGCGCCGTCAAAGACTATATTAGTTGATGGGAAGGAATAACGTGAAATTTTTTGCGTTATGGAAGGTGGTGGATGTTTTACAAATTTTGTAAGATTGTTTGTAAAACTTAAAGATTGGTATAACGAGCGCCGAGTACAAGTACTCAGGCTCTAGTTTCAAGTGTTTGGAATGCGGGCATTCTGTTCGGTTAAGAGCAGGTTTGGCATTCTGTTTCAAACGCCCGCATGATAAGACTCGGGTCTCCCCTACTTACACAGCCAGGACGTTACGATTACGGTTACGTGGTTACAGCTTTTCCGCGATGTACTCGCTCTCGCTCAACCCACCGACCAGCCGTAGCTGTTTCTCCAACCACCGCTGGTTTTTACGGTGTTGGTGGATCAGGTCCTTCCAAACGTGTCTGGTCTCTTCGTCCCGTTGCTCGTAAGCGGTCGGGACGAACTCGTCGTCGTACAAACGCGCGATGGAGACTTCTTTGACTAGCGCGTCCTGCAACACACCCGTGAAGGTCAACGTACCTGGACTAGCTACGTCTACGGTGTACGAGACGGCTTCCGCGCCCGCGTCTTCCTTACCGGTTGGGTCGGAGGTAAGGAAAAGGAGTTGTTTAGTCACGAGCTTCATCGCGTCATGGGCATCGTCGCCGAATGAGTCGAGTTTTGGCGCTACGTCGTTCACGCCCATGAAGTGGACGAGACGCGCGTAGAGACGGTAGGAGAGGTTCAGTTGCGCTTCGAGCGGGAGAGCCGTGCGAAGGTTGGAGACGACGGATGGATTGCCGACCATGGCAACAGGTTAACACAACGGCAAACCGGCAAACCTAGTCGGCGGTCAAAACAGCGGGTAGACGAACACAAGTTTCGGGCGTAGGTCTTCCCGTTTCGTATTCCACACCCGCTTGCCGCTCCAGCTATCGGTCCCGACTCCAGCCACACGCTTGCACGTGTACCCAACGGTCTGTCCTACCATCTTCCACCCGTCGCGACGGTAGACCTCCCCAGTACGGGGAAGTTCCACCAACGATTCCAACCAAACTGGATCGTCGCCGTACTTTACGACCCAGGCACGTTGGATTACCGAACGCCAACAAGCCAGTACGGTTTGAGTGAAGTTACGGAACGGGTAACCGAAGTCAGTATCAGCGTCGGCTCGTTGCGGAGAGATATGGAAGAAAACGTTGTTGATCCCGTAGTTTAGTCCTTGCAGACAATTGAACCCGAGCGCGGCGTTGCGTCCAGGCAGGAAACGAGTGGACGAACCACCGACAATGTGTCCGTAATACTGCCCTGCGTGCAGGACAGCGTGACAGATATTGCGTCCGACGAAACCGCCAGGGTGGGAGTAGCGGACCTTCATGCAGTCCAACAGGCGTTGGTCCGTGCGCGAGGTCAGTTGTAGATCAACTTTGTACACACCACTCATTTTGTCGCGTAAAGTACCATCTGCTCCGCGTTCCACAATCGCATCACCTGATCTGCGGAGATGTAAACGCAACCACCGTCGTCTAGGTCGAATTTAAGCATCGTAGATCGCGATTGTCCTTCGGACACCGACACGATCTTTCGAGGATGGCTTAGCTCCTCTTTAAAATCGGCGGCAAACGCGCGGCGTAGAGCGCGTACGATTTCGGACTCGGTAAGCGGTTTATGTTCGGTGGTGGTATCTTGATCCATACTTTGTCGATCCGTTCTATTCGCTCTACTTTTCCTACAGATCTCCGTCGTCGAGCGCAGGCACGTCGGGTACGACTGGCATTGCCAACGCCAGCATATCGGACGTTTCGCTCGCGTGTCCGTTACCGTTCCCGATCTCGCTCTTCGGCTTTTTCTTCTTCGGCTTGGTTGGAGTAGGTACGGGCTTCGGATCAGTCGGTTCCGGTACGTTCGGTTTCGGCGTTGGCTTCGACGGCGGTGGAGGCGGTCGTACCCCGCTCGCCATCTCCGACCCGAGCGGAGCGGTGGCGATGTTGACCCGCGGCATCTTCCCAACTCCTCCAGGCAACGGATTCCTACCTTCCAGATGCCGTACGTCATCGGGTCCGAACGCACCGGCTGTAGTAACGGATTGAATGTACGTGGCACGGGACGCGTGGTCGGCGGCGAGGATGTAAGTGTAGTCGGGTTGAAGGAAGATGGCTTGACGGTCGCGTGTGGACAAAAGAGAGAAATGCACTTCGGCGCACCAGTTAGCCGCATTGGGACCAAGCGTGTATTGTACGTACTCCATCCCCAATTTTTCGATGTTGTTATCGGTAGCCCTATCTAACGAATTGATACGATGGCCTGGAACTTTACAGATTCGCGCGATCTCCGCGACTTGAAAGTTACAACTTTCGATGTACTGCGCGTCGGCGAGCTTCATGCCGATCTGCTGGTACTGCATGCCCTCTTCGAGGATCATCATCTTATGCGAGTTGGCTAAACCCGCATACTGCTTCATCGAAGCTTCGAGAGACGTTTGCGCTTTGACTCCAAGCTTGCTCGGATGGGTAAGGATTCCTTGGATCACGGCTCCGTTGGAGTAGAACCGACCCTGGTGCTCGACCATCGCCATTGACGTACCGAGACACTGCCGATGTACCTCGACGGTGGACAGTCCAACTAGTCCGTCCAAAGACGTGTTGCGTACGTGCAAGATCCGGTCGGACGGAATAGCGATTGGGTCCTTACGTCGGTCGAGCGGGTAGTAAAGGTAGACGATACGCCCACGCATGTCGTCAAACCCGTCGCCGACCAAATTATCCTTTCCGGGGTAGTAGATAGGCTTGACACGATCCGGCCGGATTGGCCACAGCGCCGTTACCTGCCCACGTCCGTTCAGATCGATCAGCGAGTACGCGTTACCCCAAAGGTGTCTCCACGTCTCCTGTACCCGCTTGAACCTGTACGCCGACATGTACGGGTTGGCCTCTTCCATAAACAACGGCCAAAGGTAGTGGTCACGGGCTTCGTCTCGCGCCTCTCCTTCGTGTCCGGCGCGCCAGCGGTAGGTTGGGAACGGGAGGGTGGCGAAATCGTCGGCCAAGACGTTCATGCAGGCCCAGAAAGCGGAGACTTGGAGTGCGTTACGCGGGGAGACGAGTTTACCGGTGTAGGTTGGAGCGCCACCGCCGGCGAGCATGTCGAGTACCGAGTCGAAGTCGGAGATCGACATGCGGCGTTCGATAACGTGGCGGGTGGCGCGGACCAGGTTCACAGGATCAGGATAGCACTACGACGAAACGCCAGGGACGGAGCTTGTCGTTGTCAGTCGAACAGCTTAACCCATTCTTCCAATTCCGCCCGCGTCCTCGCCAGCACGCCGTTCGCTTCCGACGCCACGTCCAGCAAGTGTTGTTTCCGCTTGTCGTGCTCCTCCAAGTCCCTGTTCGCGCGATTCGCCATACGTTGGGCTCGGATGCAGGACACGAGCAAAGTAGCGGACTCGGGGCCGAGCGAGATAAGGTCGGAGATGTCGCGGTTCTGCGCGGACGAAAAGCCGGGAGAACCGGGAGAACCGGGAGGGACTGGACTGGTGGACGTGCGGACTGGTGCCGGTGCGGAAGTCTGAGACGGACCTGTCGTAGCAGGCGGTTGAATCGGCGGTTGAATCGGCGGTTGAATCGGCGGTGGCATTGTTCGTTATTTCCTTTTCTTCGATCTTTATATTACTGAGTTCGTTCGTCGCAACGCAACTCGTCGATTTCTCGCGCGTCACGATCCATCAAGATTGTGCAGACCGGGTTCGTCTTCCGCCCGTCGGCCATTTCCGTTACTCCGATAAACGCGCCAGTTCTCCACCAAGAGGGAGACCAGACGGGACCAACGCCAGCGGAGTTCAGGTAGTCGATCAGCGTCTCGCCGCAACGCGAACACAATTGGTTAGGACCGATTGGGTCGGCGGCGACGTGGATGCGAGTACGGAAGTTCTTAGTGTAATCGGAACTGGAATCGTAACGGTACTGATCTTCCAGATACGTAGTGTTTGCTTCCATACTCCTTACTCCTCCTCTTCCGTTCTACGTCCCATCTTATCCAACAAATCCTTCGCACGCTCCCTGTCGATCAGCATCAACGCCGCCACCCCCACCACCCCACCCACCATCCACCCGGCAGGCTTCCACATCAGCCACGCGCCGTAGACGAACGAGGCGAGGCAGCAGAAGTAGAGGACGTTGAAGAGTGCGGAGGTGACAGTAACGGCTGATGGGAGGTTGGACAAAACGGAGATACCTACTTGACGTAAGGTACTGGAGACGGAGCGACGGAGCCGCGTTACGTTGTTTGTAAAACTCACCGTCTCCAGCATAGCACGTAGTCCCGTTCACGCGATCACGCACAACGCCGTCCCGCATTGCGCGCAGAACTTGTTTGTCGCTTTGTTGACCTTCCCGCACGTCACGCAGGTAGGTTTTACGTCTACCGTAACTGGCATTACGACCGGTTGTCCGTTTACGTCTCCGCGCAGATGGAGGACGATGACGGTGCTGGTCGGTTCGAGCGGGAAGCCCGACACGTTGACGAATTGCTGACGGCTCTCGCCGCCGGGGACGGTAATGCCAACGTCCGTGTGCGTGACGGGAGTAACGGAGGAGCCGATGTCGGCACTACAGAAATTGGTGGTGGGGTGGATAACGGAACCGGGAGTCGGACCACATGCACCTTTTGAAATTGGATGCTGAGGACGGCTAGGACGACCGCGCATCGAACCGGCAGAAGCCGTCATTGGACTGCGCTGACCACCTGGCGTTCCCCACCGTGGTGCCATACGTTGAGGACGTACAGGCCAATAATACGGATACTCGTAACCGTAGTCGTATGGTTGTACGTACGGCACGTACGGCACAGACGGGATTGAGATCGGCAAACATTCGTACCGTTGCACCACTTCCTTCCACGCCTCCACTCTCACCAACCCGTCCTCCGCCCCAACTCCCCGATGTTCCTCCACTTCCTTCGTCCGTTCGACGAACTTAAACCGATTCCCAGCCTGGAGGTTCCCGTTACGGACGAACCGTTCCAGTTCGACGCTGGAGTTTGGTCCAACGATCAGTTTGGTCCCGTCCGTCGCGTCCTTCCCGTTGATAGAGACGGAGAACTGGATACGGACGGAGTTGAGGTTTTTGACCAGCAAACTGAATTCGCTGCCGAATGGAAGGGTTACGGTGTCGGAGTTTTCGCGAAGGACTTGCCCGTTCACCTTCACGACGGCCACTACGTTAGCGGTGTACATCACGTTTTGTTCTCCTTTAAAACGGCGGGTGGACTAGATTCGCCCGAAAGGTTTAAAGTCCGTTGGAAATGTTTACCAAACTCAGTTTAGGTCCTAAAACGCTCGGTTGTCAACACAAACGTTTTTCGGTTACGTCTTTCGCTTTTCCGCTCCATCCCACCGCGCCCTCGCCGCCTTCCTGGCAATCGCGCTCCGTCTCTTGGCCGACAGTCCAGCCGCGCGTGCGAGTCCTCCCTTGGACGCGCCGAGCGCGCTCAACGTAGCGGCGGCGCGTTTGATACGAGTGCGTGTACAGGCGTCCGTGTCCGTATTCAAGTTCGTCTTCATACCGGGAAGTATGGCACTGCTTGCCCGATAAAGCAAGTTAACTATTCCAAACGCTCGTTACGTTACCCCGAAACGATAATCGCGCCTCTTCCTTCGTAAACGCTCGGCGAGAACAACATAGCTCGGTACAAGCCATCGACGCCAGCCGAAACCCCGTCGATTCGATTACTCGTCCTAGTCCTCTCCGGCTTGGTGAACATCAGCAAATCGTTCTCTTCCTTCCCCGACACGCACGAGGCGTTCCACTTCAACACCGGATGCCCGCCGTGGTACAACTTCCCTCCCGCGATCAACTCCATGACCTTCTTACTTGGAGCCGACAGACTAACCATCCCTTGTTGGATGTCGATACACGCAAACCCGTCCCGAATCATCTTAGTAGACAACTCACGTGAGTTGTACCTATCGAAACAAATCTCGCGCAGATCAAACACCCTACTCCCCCACTCCAACCGTTCCCTAATAACGCTGTGGTTGATAACGTTCCCCGGACACGTCTCCATGTACCCGTCGTCGATCCACTTACGGTACGGCATACCGTCCTTACGTTCCTTTTGTAGTACGGTCGTTTCCGGTATCCAGAAGAAACTCAACCAGTCGTACGCCTCGTCCTCCCCTTCGCGCGGAAAGACAAACACAACGGCGGACAAGTCGGTGGTCATACTCAAATCCACCCCCGCCCAGCACGGGCGGTCGATGAAGTGCTTGAGAACGGAGTCGGGGAGGGGACGGACAAGGTCGCCGGCGGGGATGGCGGGGAGGAGACCGCGCGCTACCCAATCGCAATTGTCCTGGCACTTATCCCACATCTCCATGTCGATCAGCCGGTCTTCCTTTTGGTCCCATAGGTTAAGGAAGTAGCGTTTGAACGACGTAAGGTCGCCCTCGCTAGACAACTCGACGTACTTCTTCCTAACTTTCTCTATGTCTAAAAACCCTCCGTTCTGTTTCAACGACGGGTTGGCTTTGATCCAGGTACGCGGACTATCCACCGGGTCCTTCTTATCCGCCGCGTAAATCCTTCCGTAGAACCCAGGGTCCTCGATTATCCCTTTCGCGATATTGACGGTCTTCTCGTGCAACCTCCACGCCAGCGGAGATTCGTTCTGCACCCCGGCGGTCGTGATCGCGATAGTAAGCGTACGTTGACGAGTTATTCCGCCGTTGGCCAGCACGTCCCAATTCTCGATCTGTTTGCGCGTACGCCAACGGTGGAGTTCGTCAGCTACGGTAAGGGCCGGGTTTACGCCGTCGCCGAAATCTCCGTCTGCTGGCACGGCGGCGTAGAAACTTTCCGGATCGGAACGCTTTAGGATACGGGAAGTGCCACGGAGAAGGCGGAGGGAGGAAGTTAGGATAGGGGATTGTTCGACCATCTTACAGGCTGCACGGTACACGTTGAGAGCTTGACGGGAGACGGCGGCGGCACCGTACACCTGACAACCCGGCTTGGAATTCATGATAAGTTCTAGTAAGACGATGCCACTAGCAAATTCCGTTTTCCCGGAATTTCCACTTGGTACTAAGTCATTGCCGACCAAGAATATGTGTGTAGGAGAGTCTACCGTAATACAACGAACGGGTACGGATTCTGTTCGACAAACTTCCGTCAACGTATGTCCACGAGGTCCACGATAAGTGTAATAGCCAGATTCGTACAACTGTTTTGTAGTTACACGGTCTAAACCATCGTGGATAGGCCATTCATGACTGGCGTCCGCAACTATGAAGCTAGTGGCGAGACCGTGACCGTCGCGAAAACTTAATCGGTAACACTCCCGATTGTAGAAAACCGGACTGGTATCTATTACACGGCACAGGTTACCGGACTCGTCGAGAACCCGATCCCCTACCTCCACGTCGCCCATCGTCTTCCACCCCAACTCGGTTGGAATTGGTGTAGTTATGGCCAACGGTTTCTTCGGAAGTTCGAGGTAGACCATCTCCACCACTCTCTCCCCATCCTCGTTCAGATCCCCGTAGATACGGTTGATCGCCTCCTCCTCCCACGGACAGAGCAGGAACGGTTTGCCGTACCATTCGTCGGCGGAGTGTCTAAGGACGGACTCGAAGAAGTTCAGCGCGGCGTCGGCGTGCGGGCGGGAGAATGGCACAACGACCATTGTAGAACAAACGACGGACGTAGGAGGAAGTACGCCCGTCGAGCCGGGTCGTCAGTATACGATGGCAACGCTGGCAGCGTCGAGCACGGGAGGTAGTCTGACGAACTTCCCCGTCTCCCAAACCGGCGTGCGGCCTAACCGTAGCAGGCGGTCAAGCGTGAGCGGCCTGTACTGCATCAACTCCGCCGAGATCAGAATATGACGTCCGTCCTCTATCAGATTGCCACGGTGCCCGTACGGTGTGTGCAAGTGTCCATGGACGTTGAAGTGCGCGCCAAGTGCGTCGAGTACGCCGGACGGGAGAGGCTCGTGCGAGAACGTCAGCGTGCGTCCACGGTAGTCCAACACCGCGAGTTTGACTACAGCATCCCAGCCTAGTTTGAGCGACCAAGCGATACTTGGATTGTCGTGGTTGCCTAATACTAGTAGCGTGGAGACGAAGCGGGAACGGAGATCCGACAGGAATTGTCGAGCCAAGTCCTCGCCAGATCGGTACAGACATACGTCTCCTAAATTGATTAGTTGGTCACCGGAACGTAGGATTTGTAGGCCAGTTCGGATCGACTCGGCAAAATTGGCGGGACGATGTTCGAGTTCGACGAGTTTGTCGTGTCCGAGGTGCCAGTCGCTCGAAACGTAGATGTCGGGAACGCGGTCCTGGTCTAGATTCATAAGTTCCTAGTATAGCAAACGATAGTAGTGGTGGCCCCGGAGCGAATCGAACGCTCGAACCTGTCGCTTAGAAGGCGACCGCTCTGTCCATCTGAGCTACGAGGCCGTGAGGTGGGGTGCGGTGGCGGAATCGAACCGCCGGCCTGATTCTTAGGAGGAATCCGCTCTGTCCTTCTGAGCTAACCGCACGTTTACGCGAACAAGTACCTGTTCCAGACTTCCTGATCTCCTTGCATCAACCTCAACTTCGCGTGTATCCCAATTGATCTAGGCGGACGCGCGAGCGCCATCCCGGCTTCGGCTGGCGTCCTGTCGCCTTTACGATTATTATCGGAAAAACAACAGGCAACCAAATTGTCCCACGTCGATTGACCGCCGCGAGAGCGCGGCACCACATGATCCAAGGTGAGATCTTTGGACGGTAGCGTATGTCCACAGTACTGGCACGTGCTCTGATCGCGCAGAATAATTCCCTTACGCGAGACCGAACGGTTGAACCGCGGCACGCGCCGATACCGTACCAGCCGAATCACGGACGGGAGACGGATCTCCAATTGCGAAGTGTGGATAACGTGGTCGGACGGAACTTCCACGACGGCTGCACACTTACAGATGAGCTTCATCGCACGACGTGCGGAACAGATGTGGATCGGTTCAAAACTGGCGTTGAGAACTAACACTAGATGATTTAGGCTCATGGTCTATCCCTAATCCCGGTACGGATCGACTTCCCGCTCGCCCGCCATCGCCACGCCAATCGGTTTCAACGCGTGCAAAACGCGAATACTTCCCGCGTGTTCCGCCAGCACGTCCGTCAACCGTTTGTAACAGTCCGGCGACTCGTCCACTCCAGCCCCGCGCAACTCCACGTCCGCACGGCTCACCCACCCGTCCATCATCGCCTGCGTTACCTTACCGACGCGCTTTACCTCACCCGTGCGCCGATCCACCTTTCCCTTCGCCTCCATCCTGCCCATAACTCGTCCAGCCCCGTGGATGGTCGAATAGAGGGATAGCCCCGCGTCTTCGTTCTCGACGCCCTCGATTATGACCGAGATCTCTCCCATACTACCCCCGACGAATCCGCGCTGGCCGGGGAAAGCTGGCGTAGCTCCCTTACGAACCACCCACAACATTTCGCCTTGGTGCTCTTCACGCCACGCGAAATTATGGTTGTTGTGTACTTCCTCCAGCACGTTAGCGCCAAGGATCTTAGCCACCCGTTCGCTAACCCAGTCACGGCCTGCGTAGGCGTAACGTCCCGCCAACGTCATACAAGCGAGATAGTCGGCACCCATACTGTCGGTGGCCGAGATCACGCACGGCTCCACGTCCATCCCGTCCTTCGCGCCGGCGGCGTTTAGGAAGTACGTCGCGGTTTTGTGTCCGAGTCCGCGCGATCCGAAATGTACGCCGATCCACACGCGCCCGAGTTCGTCCTCGAAGATGTCAACGTAGTGGTTGCCGGACCCGACCGTACCAAGTTGTTGGTGCGCCATTTCCTTAAGCGGCGCGACTGCGGTTAGTTTCCACGCATCGTCGTCGAACAGTTCGTGGTCGATCCGCTCGTTGTTTTTTCGACCGACGCCGAAACTGATAATGCGAAACACGTCGTCCATAATCGTGGAGATGTTACGGCGCACGTCCGTTACGTCCGCGTCGGTTAGGATAGCGCGGTTTCCACAACTTATGTCGAACCCGACTCCCGACGGACTGATCTTGTCTTTGTACGCCACCACCCCGCCTATAGGCACTCCATACCCAGCGTGGTGGTCGGCCATAAGCGCCACCCGGTCGGCGGTTTTAGCGCACGTTTTGATCTGGCGTAACGCCCACTCGTCCACGGGCGTACCCCATACTGGAATTCCATCGATTAGTTGCATTTGCGATGTACCGTCCTTGATCCTAAGTTGTAGAATGTGGTCCGCCGAGCCGGTCCCGCCCCGGCTGCGTCCTGTTTAAAAGACAGGTCCACGTTCTCTCAGTGGTATCGGCGGATGGTGCCAGATCGGAGGATCGAACTCCGCTTTAGCCGGTATGTAAAGCCGGTCCAGGCGACCAGCCTGGGTATCTGGCGAAACTTTGGTAGGCCCTTTGGGAATCTAACCCAATCCAGCGACTTTATAAGAATCGCACGCATACGGAGCGTCTAGGGCCTATGGCTCCCCGACCAGGATTCTAACCTGGAACCTCACGGTTAACAGCCGTGCTCTCTAACAGTTGAGATATCGGGGAATATGCACTTTAAATGCCTACTGCAATCTTGAGATCCTGTTCGACGGCCTTACGACCACGAGCACCCTTTACGGTACCGGCATTCCAACCGTCTAACAACCCGTATTCCCTAGCTTCTTTCAAACTAGGGACCAACATGAGCCACGCTTCAAATGGCATGTCTCGACGGAACATATTGCAACGCATACAGGCCGCTACGACATTCGTTCTCACGTGACCAATACTGTTATCAATACGATCAAGTGTCATCTTTCCGACTACGTCACCGCAGTACTCGCAGCCACCGGAAATCCTGTTTTTGATAAATTGCCAATCGAGATCATTCTCTAGTCCACGTAGCTTATCGGACCTGCGGGAGTCGCAGAGTATAAACATGAACCGCTTGTCCAGGAGACTGTCTCCGAAGACGATCTACGGCTTTCCTTCTATCCAGTTCGCGCTGTTTAGCCAATGCCGTAGTCGGATATTTTTTCCTGTGCTCAACGTCGCATGTATAACAAAGGAACCTCCTATAAAAATTATTCCCAACCTTTCGGACGGCAAACCTAACCTCTGGCTCTTTTTGTCCGCAACCTTTGCAACAATGCTTGATCGGTGGTCGATGTTCAGAAACGTACGCGATATGCTTCTCCCGATTGGCCTTATACCACAATCGGTTATAGTCAACCATACACGACTGACACCAAGTCTGTTTTGCTTGGTCTATTTTGCGTGTATAGAACTCGCTATCTTCTTTTATCTGCTTACACCGTGTACAAAACTTCATACAATCAGTGTACCACTTTTAAATGAAAACTGGTGCGCCCAAAAGGATTTGAACCTTTGACCACACGCTTAAGAGACGTATGCTCTGACCAGACTGAGCTATGGACGCGAAACTTTTGGTAGCGCTAGCGGATCTCGAAACCGCATCGAATCCTTGAAGGGGATTCATCCTACCTTTAGACGATAGCGCCGTGGTCTCGTAGGTGAGAATTGAACTCACTGTCACTTCCTTGAGAGGGAAGGCGCTCGGCCGGTCGCGCTCTACGAGTCTTACAAAATGGCGCTCCGTGGGAGGCACGATCTCCCCGTCTCTTGGTTGACAACCAAGCGCCTCGACCATCTCGGCCTACGGAGCAAAAGTGGGTGGGCGTCAATCAATCACACCGCCTGTTACATGAACCGATCTTACGATTCCGGTCACCCACAAATTTATGGAGCGGCGAGGACGAATCGAACATCCGCGAGCCGGTTCGGTGTCGCGCCACCTTGCCGACCATGACACGGGCTGGAATCCCGTCGCTCTGCCACTGAGCTATCGCCGCACAAACGAAACATGGTCCGCTCATTCGGATTTGAACCGAAAGCTGCTCCTTCGGACGGAGCCGACCTGTCCAGTTGGTCGATGAGCGGTTAGAATTGGGACGCCCGACAGGACTCGAACCTGCATAGAGCATTACGCTCCCACGTTCGTAGCGTGGTACCTGATCCAAATTAGGTTACGGGCGCGTGAAAACTTGGCAGCGGCGGCAGGATTTCAACCTGCGCGTGTTCGGGTCAGAGCCGAATGCCTTAAGCGCTTGGCTACGCCGCTGTATAACTTGTACGTACTTCCGATTGGCGGGGGCGCTCGGGCTCGAACCGAGACTCGGTGGAACCAAAATCCACTGCATTGCCTATTATGCTACGCCCCTTCAAACTTGGGTTGAGGTACGGGAATCGAACCCGTCTTTGCGGTTCCACGGACCGCTGCCTAAACCGCTCGGCCAACCCCAACATGAAACTATAACGCTAGCGTGCCGGTTAGGTCCCGGCTATGGCCGCATCGCGGGGTTTACATCCACCTGCCGATGAACAGGTACCCGCGAAATTAAAGCCGCGCGACAGTTTGAGCGCGGTTACTCTTGGCCCATGGCCGCCGATCTTCCTTCCACCTCTTCACGGGAGGTAATCTGACAATCGGCACCGTCCCAGGATGGGGCTCGGTTTCCACTGTACGATCCGTCGTACCGACGCTAGCGACTTGGTGCCTGCTGCGGCGCTCGCATCCGCGTTACCGGCTTTTCAGACCGGCGCTACGCTATCTCAGCTAAGCAGGCGAACTGATGAGGTGGTAGTAGACCTTTCGGTCCTCGTGCCGCAACGTTTATCGGCACTTCGCGGTTGCCCGCCACACCTCGTAAAAATGGTGGACCTTGCTACGGTTTCATTGCAACCGTGCTATCCTCATACTTATGAACTCACGTTTCAATCCCTCTCAGATAACACGTACTTGCCCGAATTGTGGCAAACAATTCCAACCTCAAATGCGCGACGTTAACCGAGGCTTTGGCAGATACTGTTCGGTAAGTTGCGGCTCGCAACATCGCCAACGTCAAAGGTACGGGCCGCGTATCGACACGACATGCGGATTTTGCTTAAAACCGTTAGTTAAATTGGCTAGCGAACTCGCAAAAAGTCATAGTGGCCTATTATTCTGCACCCGAAAGTGCAAGGATTCCGCCCAACGTATCGAAGCCGGGATCACGGCTATTCAGCCAAAACACTACGGAACCGCCGCAAATGTAAGCACCGAGATCTATAGAGCGATAGCGTTCAAACATCACGCGGCACGTTGCAATCGTTGTAACTATGATCGTGTACCAGAGATACTGCATGTGCATCATTGTGACCGCGACCGCTCAAACAGGAAGCCAGAAAACTTAGAAATTATTTGCCCAACTTGTCATGCCGAAGAACATTACTACGCTAAGGACGGCATGTTTGGCAAAAACAAGTACAAAGTGGTGGATCTCGTCGGCTCTGCCCCGACCGCCTCCTGCGTGCAAAACAGGCGCTCTCCTGAATGAGCTAGAGACCCGTAAACTGATGAACGGCATCGTCGTCTGTCTCTGCCTGGATGTCTCCAAAACACGTTAGCGCGCGGGCATCCCCGTGGGTTTCGCATACATCGGATGCCGTTCAACTTTGGTAGCAGGACTAGGAATCTAACCTAGCTAGTTCTGCGTTATGAGCGCAGCGTGTGCAACAGCTCAACTTTCCTGCTATAACTCTACAAACTTGGTACGCGCGGAAGGAGTTAAACCTTCTTGAACTATCTTATCAGGATAGCGCCTAAGTCGTTCAGCCACGCGCGTATGAAACTGGAGCCGACGGCCGGGAACGATCCGGCGACCTTACCCTTACCAAGGGTACGCTCTACCACCTGAGCTACATCGGCGAAACCTTACGAAACTGGAGCCGACGGAGACAATCGAAGTCTCGACCTCCGATTTACGAAAACGGCGCTCTACCACCTGAGCTACGTCGGCATGGAGCCGGGAGGGACGCTCGAAGTCCCACAGTCCACTTTACAGGAGTGGCGCTCTGCATCTTAAGCTATCCCGGCAAAACTTTACGGCGGGCGCTCTACCATTGAGCTAACGGCCTCGGAAGCAAGGGAGGTCGTACTGGACTCGAACCGAACATCTCCCGCCTGCTTGGAGCGACCACCCGGCTACGATCCGGGAACCTCGACTTCGGCAAAGTCGCGCTCTACCCGTTGAGCTATGGCCGCGAAACTTTGGTCGGTCCTGACAGTTCGCCGTTTGAGTTACCAGGATTTCACAGATGTTCCGTTAGCGCGAATCGTCATCCGCGCCGCTTTGTCTTCTGGTATCTACCTGTCGTCCACCGGCGATAAGGCCGGAGCACTTTTTCCATACCCGTCAGCTCGTGAGGTACGCCTCGGATCGCCCGCAAGGGTGGCTCAGTGCTTAGGACCGAAACTTTCAAAAATGGAGCGTCCTGCGGGTAACCCTCCCGCTTAAAACTGGTTTGGAAGACCAGTGCCTCAGTTTTCGGCCAAGGACGCACGTTTGTAAAACGACTTCCGATTCAAAGATCGACGGCCCGGTGGTCGTAACCACGCAAAGCCAATGTACCTATCGTTTAGATCAATTCCAATTCTGGTACCACCCCGCCAGCAACTTCCCGCCGTCGGGCATCTCCGGATCGTACGGACGCGCTCTCAACTCTTCCCGGTACATCGCGCGTAACCGTCTCTGCCACAACCGTTTCATATCCATCGGCGGTGGGTAGAAGTAGTGGTTGCCGAACGGGTAACGTTCCTTCCGCCTGTACAACCCCCGACGAGTCTCGTACTCGCGCGGGCTGAAGCATGAGCGCCGGTCGCCGTTACGGTTACCGTACGTGCCAGGTTTGTGGCGTCCGCAGTACCCGTCTTCCCCTATCGGTTCCCACACACGGGTTTCCGTACACAGGTCCCAATAGTGCGTGTTGTTTCTCGACATGTTAGCCTGTTATCCTCCTACAAAGCTGACATGGCGCACCTCCTTAGAATTTGGTCTGGGCGGCTGGATTTGAACCAGCGAAAACCTGCTCCCAAGGCAGGTGGGCAAACCAGACTACCCTACGCCCAGATGTACTACCACAAAAACCAAACGGCCCGGAATTCCTTTCGGAAACCGGGCCGTCTTGAAATCGAACTTTATTCCAAGTCGGCTCAGGTCCCCATTGGACGCGCGTCCGTATTGACAGTACGGGTCGGGCGCGTTGTGGGTTCCGCTATGGCGAAATGGAATTTCTGTCTCATCTTTTCAGGCCACTACGTTTCAACAAGTTCAGTATGCGCTAATTCCGTTTCGGAAAGCAAGCATTATTTTGAGATATTATTGGAGCATGCCCACTCGCGGTATCGGCTACGCCTTTCGCCAGCGTCCAGCCCAAGCACGGTTTTGTCCATGGTGCGGGGTGGAGTCGTTGGAACGGGATCAGTACAAACGGGATCGGCACAGTCACGGAGTCGGGAACGGCGGGTGCCATCCCGAGTTCGCATGTAGGACTTGCGGGTCGGGGTTCGAGCTACGGAACTCGTACAGAGCTGATCAGGCCGTGGCGTTGTTGCGCGCCGAGTCGCGCCTGCGCCCGGACGATTTTGAGAAGGTGGCGGAAGCGGAGTGGAGTTGAACCCTCAAGGCCGTTTAAGGACCAACTGTTTTCGAGACAGTTCCCGTCGCCAATCGGTGTGCGCTTCCATAAAACTGGTGGAGGGCCGCGAGCGAATCGAACGCTCTGTCAATCGCTTTGCAGGCGATGTGGTCACCGTTTCCCTGCGACCCTTAAAAAGTGGCACACCCGCGAGGATTTGAACCCCAACGGGAGAACCGTTAAACTTGGCACGGGGGCCGAGGATCAAACTCGGCTGACTGGTTTTGGAGACCAGTCGCTTCTTCAGAAACACCCCCGCGTATCCTGATCCGACTCCTAACCCTGTGACAGCACGCACATACCAGATCGCATTTGGCGATTTCCCTATCAATCCTTTCCTTTGACCAGCCCGCCCTAACTACCATAGCGATGTTAATGTCCTTCTGGCTCCCTGGCAAATGGTCAAAGTCCATCGCACAATAATGGAACTTCCGGCCACAGTCTGCGCAAGGCCCATTCTTGGCTTCACGGATAATATCTTCTGCCCTACGTTTTTGTAATGCTCTCGCCTTGATATATTGCTCTTTATGTGAATAATAGTGTCTCAGGCGCGCAGCTCGGTTTCTTTCATCCAACGGATTTTTGTATGGCACGGCTCCAATTATACCAAATGCGGGTTGGAGTCGGCTTACCTCACCATCGGTTACGGGTGCGTGGTTGGTGCCCGCTACAGGTCTTGCACCTGCACTGAACCGCGTTTAGGGCGGTTGCCTCTGCGTTGGGCTAAGCGGGCAAACGTAACTTGGTCCCGGTAGTAGGTTCGACCCTACAGGACTTCTCTTTTGAGGAGAAGATGTCTGCCTTGCATCATACCGGGTGAAATTGGTGGGCTCGGAGAGATTCGCACTCTCATGCCTTTCGGCGCTCCGTTCTGAGCGGAGTCTGTATACTTGTTCCAGCACGAGCCCGTGGTGTTCGGGATGGGGGTCGAACCCATAAGACAACGGTTCTTAACCGTTGATGTCTGCCAAATTGCATCACCCGAACGCTTGGTGGGCATCGCAGGATTCAAACCTGCACTCCCGGATGGGAACTCTGTTTTACAGACAGGCGCGGCCAATCGTATCCGCCTGATGCCCAAAACGTTAAATTGTCAAAGATCAAATATCAGAATGGCGGAGAAGGCCAGATTTGAACTGGCGGTGGTGTTATCCACGGTCGGTTAGCAACCGACTGCCTTAAGCCTGACTCAGCCACTTCTCCGCAAGGTAAAGGTAAAGGTGGATTACCAACTGAGTCGCAGTCGATACGATAAGGACGATAGGGACGCTAGGGACGATGAGCGGGAGGGACAACTCGGCGAAAGCGAAAGTCGCAAGCGTAGGGCTGTGGTGCTCATGAGAAAAGTATAAGGCCAAACCGTTTCCGGCGTCAAGCGATTTCTTTTACGAACGAGACGAGCGAGACGAACGAGACGGCGACCTCGCGTTATCAGGCAAGGTCGCCGTTACCGTTTACCGTCTCGCTTACGTTGCGCTCTTTAATTACCCGTCGCGCACCACGGCCAGCACGGCGGCGCGCCAGGCGGCGGATCGGGAGGCATTGTCGGACCGTGGTCAACTACTGTCGTTGGAGCAGCCGTATTGCTGCCTCCGACGATTTGGGGCGCTTGTTGGGTAGCAGCCAACAGCGCGATGAGAAGTACTGCCGTTTGAATCATCGAACGGGTAGTGCGGACAGCGCGCGAAAAATCTCAAAAATGTTTTGACGTCCGTCCGCCTGGTCGTACAGGCTGCACGACCGCGCATGCCCACTTCATCGCACCAGCCGCGTTGTCGTCGAGAAAACGCGCAAGTTCCAGAAAGCCAAGTTGCACGCATTCGGACGCCAGGATACGCATACGGTCGTGTTCGCGTAAGGCGCGTTCGGACTGTACGAGACGGGCGGGATCTAGGTCGGAGTCAATCATCGCCGGAGTCCTCCGCCAAAACCGTTCCTATCTCCATCTCCGTCTCCAGTAAAGGTTCTGGTCCAGGTACGGGCTCGGACGACTCCGGTTCCGGCGGCACCACAAACGGTTTGGTCGGTCTCGGCATCCGTGGGCGACTCAATATTTCCGCCAGTTCCTTCGCCGCACTGCCCTTATCCCCATCCTTACCGACGTTGGCCAACCTCGTCCTGCTCACTGGCGTTAGTCCGAATTCCGAGCAGAACCGTACGTAGATCGTCCAGTATTTAACGCTGATCCCGACGGACGGATTAGCTTTACGGTCTGCCACTATAAACGCCTCGGCGTCCCGATCCCACACGCGTTTGTCGATCAACTGCCCGCGCTGGTCCACGTCCGCGTCGGCCTTTATCGCCTCCCCGTACGCACGACAAGCCCCGTGGAGCGCGGCACAGTCGGGGCGCTTTTGTAGTCCCATGATTTCGAGTTGGGCGGCGAGTAGGTCCCAGAGAGTGCGGGCCTCGCCGGACAAGCTGGGTGGAGGAGCGCCGTACCCGGATTCGGGGACGGGTTCGGACTTGATCCGTTCGGCGAGCTTGCGCTTGCCGATCTTGCGCAGGTCCCCTTCGGCGGCGCGGACGGAGAGGGGTTTGGGACGGCGTCCGCTACCTAGAGCGCGCATGGGGGACCGCCTTCCATAGTTTCCAATGCTAGGTCTAGAGATAAGTCAAAATCGGGGACGGTGCGGGTAACCTCGTTGTTCGTCGCCGTTTCCGTCCGTTCGCGCGCTCGCGCCAACCTGAACCCACGGTCCAGGACGAGCAATCGCGGGCCTGCGCTTCCGTCGGATGGAGTCGTGGCAAGGAGCCAAGTATCCTGAATTGCCCTGTGGTGATGTTGCCCTAATGTCATCTCGGTTTCCAGTACGTATACGACATCGGGTCGTAACTCCACTTGCAAAAGATCGTTGAAATTCACCATCGTCGATTCCATCGTTTTCTACCTCGTAACTTTTTCTTCCTTATATTCCGCGCTACAGATCCGTTCCCTAAGAGCGAAGTACCGCTTAGTCCACCGCGCATCGGCGGGGTTGCATCCAAAACCGTTGATACAACACACGTGCGCCGTACACAACGGCCTTACGTGCGGCGGAGCTATACAACCGTTCGGTCCCATTAGAGGGAGCGTCGGATGACTAGTTGGCACAAGAGGCTGGCCGATCTCGACGGCGCGCTCCATCGCCATCTCGCAATACTCGGGACTACAGCACGAGTGCGGAGCGCGACAGGCACCGGCACCTTCGCCGGCGCACAAAGGTTGCGTCAGTTTCGCCATTTCTACGTACAAGTCAATGAGCTTCGGCGTCATAGTCTATCGTTCCAGCCAAACCACAAGTAGGACAAGCAGCGAAAGGGAATACACGACACACGAGGCAAACGGATTGTCTATCAAGGCGAGAAGCAGGTCCCCAGCGAAGATCAAAACGATTACGACCGCGATCTTGAGTTTGTCCGCCATTTACCTTTGTGCCTGATATCCGTAGACGAACAGCGGCATCTCGTTTGCGCGTTCCTCCATCGTTCTGGTGAAGGTGATCCGCCACAGCTTTTCGTACGGCAACCAGTTCCTGATGCTCCAGACAATGGAGAGGTCGAAGACAGGTAGCCCGTAGTCGCATAGTGCAGCCAATGCCCTAAAGCCATGTGCGTCTTCGCCAGTACAGATCATGTCGATGGTCGGACGGTCGTAGGAATGTCCCTTGCCACCTTGGCACGACTGGCATGTTTCCATTCCACCGGCCGCGTGCAGTACGCGCACCGCGAAACGTATCCCAGCGTCGAGATCCCGGTAGAAGTCTTCGGGCATCGTCATGTCGCGCAAAGGAACGTCATTGGACTTTTTGAGTTTCATACCCGTTTAGGAACTCCATCCTCGATTTCTTTCCGCGTTCTGCAAAGCGGAGGTTCGTGACGTACAACCACCCAACCGTCCGTCCCATTCGCTTCTTCCGTGCAACCAGGGCAGACTGGACAGACGGAACTCGGTTCTCGTCCGTAGATCCCTTCCCTAACCTCCGCTTGAGCTAGTTCGCGTATGATCTTGTGGCGTCTCGTCATTGTCACTTGCGCTCCTTCACTTAAATCCTCACCTGCACTTCCAACGGGCCGAACCAACAGACCCTGTGTGTGTACTTCGCCGCGCGGGGCCAGTCGCCTTCCAGTCTCTACACGCGCTTTACGGTACGCGTATATCTTGAAAACCAGGAGTACAACAAGACTCATGGCCTGTACGCCCAATGCAATGCCTAACAACATGTTCCTATTCTCCGTTCGTTCCTGCTGTCTCTCCCCCAACGTCTTCGCACGATTAGTCTGCCCGCCGAATGTACTGCAATGGCGGACGTTGTTTGTCGCCTACCTCCGATGTGCAGGAGGGGCAAGGCTCTTTCTCCTCCTCCGCTAAAAAAGCCTTCACGGCCTCGTCGTCGTCAACAAATATTTGGGATAGGTGCCATTCCTGGTAATGACCGCACAATTTTTTGACTGGCGTTAATACCAAACCGAATACCGAATCGTCGTCAGTCGTCATTGTCTCTCCCCCAACGTCTTCGCGCTATGGCACACCGAGCACAACGTCTGCAAATTATCCAGATCGTGCCGTAACTCCGGCGCAACCCTGATCGGAACCGTATGGTCGGCGTGGAGGTGCCGTTCCTTCTGCCTAAACCGCCATCTTAGCTCTTCCAGCACGCGTGACGGAGTTGGTACGGACACCGTATCCAGTCCCGTCTCCCTCGCTTCCCTACTCAACCTGAAAATATCCGGTTCCCACCCGCACCGTCGGCACCTCCACTCGTCTCTCACGAAACAACGGACGCGCAACACCTGGAATAGTTCGTCGTACCCGCGCCCGGTCGAGGACCCGCGCGCTCTACTCGCCCCGCCCTTACACACCGTACACATCCCTCCCGTATCCGTCAGTTCCACGCACCCCGGCGTGCGACACGGACGTAACGGGAGGGACGAGGTCGGAGGCGTCATCACCCGGTAGTATACAGCAGTTTGACAATTTTCCGCAAATTCGCACAAACTTATGTACGAAGACATTCGTACGTCGATCTTACTACTAATTAGTTAGTAATGTTAACGACAGTTGACATAGGTTAACGAAATATGTTAACGACTACGAAGACCTTCGTACGAACGCTATACTAGTTCGCACAAGCGCGGAACTTCGTCGATGCC